CCATTATTCCTCCTTTATTGTGAGTAGGGTTAGAAGAACTAGCCGATAGCTACCCCTACTCACTTCCTTAGCTATCAGCGACTATGAAACCTTCTTTACTTTGCTTTTATCTACATTAGAATATTTTTCTTCTAACTTTTCGACATATTTATTATTGTCATACAATCCCATAAATATATCTGAACAAAGTCCTAGATGGCTAAATGCTTTAGTTAATGCGTCAGTCATACATTTTTTTGGTGCTTCATCATCATATGTACCATTCTTTTTGAATAGTTTTAATGTTGATGATATTGCTCCATAATAATCCCAACCATTAGCTAATTTCTTATGTGCTACTTTTACTTCAGCAATTACAACTGGTTCTTTTAATTCAAGATATTTGTAATCTACTGTGTAATTCCATCCTTCTCCTATTGGTCCAAATGTTTCAGTCATTTTCATAATCTGCCATTGTGGGTCAATAGTAGTTAGATCGCCAAATCCTTTATTAATTTTTTTAGTAAATCTTGGGTCTGTTTCTTTTAAAGCATCCCAATACTTTCTATTATTATTTATTTCTTCTGTCATTATACCTCCATACTTTTGTATTGTTGTTAAATTTATTTATTCTTCTATTTCCTGAATCAATTATATAATTCATATGTTTTAATTCAGTAAATCTTGGTCTTATTGAAGTAATATCTTCACTCATAATTTCTGCTATTTCTTCGCAAGTACCTCCATAGTTATTTTTTCTTTCTAATATTTGTAATATTTCTGTTCGCAATTTAGCAGCTCTAGTATTTACTTTACCAGCTGCTTCTTTGCTAGTGGATTGTTCCTTGTAACCTGGTGTCAAAGGATATTTCTTTTCCGAATAATTTAATGATGTCGTTTTGGTCATTACAATTCTCCATTAAGGTTATATCAACATATTCTGGTGGTTCTATTTCATTTTCAACCATAAACCAAAATAGTTGACATGCTTTATATAAATTATTTATATATTTTTCATCTCTATCTATTTTGAAAACATGATGTTTACTGTTGCCATAGATAACAGATAGCATAGCTGTTTTAAATCCAGTAACTAACATATAATGTTGTAACTGAGCATAGTATCTTTCTATTAATGTATCATCTTTAGAAAAAATATTTGTATGTTTTGCTTCCCATACTTTACCATTAGTAACTCCATCTAAACTACCATAAATATATGGATGATCAGGATGGTGCCAAGTTTTGCCTATATCAACAACCCTTTGTTTAGTAGACTTCTGATACCATTGTCTATTAAATTTTTCTGTAAAGATTCCAAGTTGAACTGCAATATTATTTGATAAATCTTCTCGTTTTGTAACTCCAGTTTTTTCAAGCCAAAGGTCTTTCCAGTTTCCCTTGACAAGATTACTTGCGTCAGTTCCTCCAATACCTGTTGGTCTTTTGAACTCAATTTTTTTTCCCATCTAGTCATCACTCCTTTCATTAATTTGCTGTCGTCTATGTACATCTCGTTTATGTCTGTCCATAATCCCTTTTTGCTTCCCATATTTATACCTCCTCATTATATAATCAGCAATTGGTTTAGCATCTATATTATCTGCTGTTCTGTTTGATGTATATTTATCTATAAAATACATATACATTTCTGGTTTTAAATATCGTAATCCTAATCGTATTATAAATTGTTTTTTATTTCTACGTATCGTTAGAGGATCGGATATTATCTTCTTCGATAAATTGTATTTTGTCCTTAATATCTGCCATAGCGTCAACCCCATAATCTTTCTCCAATATGTCTGAAATGTACCAAATTGCTTTTAGTAAATCTATTTCTTTATTTTTTTTTTTATGTCTTATTATATATTTGATAGCATTTCCTGATGGAAAATCTAATTTTAATTGTCTTATAATTTCTGATAATTGTATATCATTATCATAATAGCCTGGACTTATTCTACTCATTACTTTCCTCCACTTTTATATTATCAAGTATTTCTACATCAGAAATAGCTTCTTGTATTTTGGTTACAATATCTACTGTTTTAAACATTTTATTATCAGTATTTCCCCATTGATTCCAAAATCCTTGTTCTGTATCACAACTAAATTTTACTTTAGAATGAATATTATCATTCAATTCTATAGTTCCTGATACATATATTCTAGGTTTGTTTTTCATTCATATCCTCCTTAATTATGAATTGTGATAAAATTATGTTTTATTTTTTTTATTTTCTTTTATTATTATTGAACATTGTAAAGCATCTGCCCAACAACAAAACAAAAATCCTGATGGTTTTCTAATTCCTACTTCCCATTTGGAAACTAGACCTTTAGCACAACCAATTACATCATCTATAGCTGATTGTGATAGATTTAGTTTTTTTCTTTGTTCAACGAATTGAGGTATTATTTGTTGATAAAATATACCTAATTCTTTTTCTTTATTCATACTATTTCATAAACCGAAAGAAATGTATTTGTCAAGATACGCTGGGGAATACGCTAAGCTCTAACGCTTATTATATATTCCCCATACACCTACGTCTCAGACTTAAATTACAGCATACTGAAGTTTGCCGAGGGTGTTCATAAATGTTTATTTGATTATTTTTTTTAATCTGTTATGAATATTTAGCTAGATCAGTTTTCCTCCAAAACTTACTGGTCTAGCATATTATCAATATTTTTATTTACTTTGTCAGTAAATTGTTTGGTTTTATGTATTTCTTCTAATGTTAATAATCGTTGATTCATTCCATCCATAGCTTGAGTTAATTTAACTATAGTATCAGTTAAACTTTTTAACAAAACTATAAATGGATTTTTTTCATCCAATTTTTCTGTCATTTTTATCCTCTCTTATTTCATTTAGTATTTGATGTGCAGAAGGTGTTAATTCATCTTCTATTTTATTAGCTCTTTCTTGATTATCCCACACATCTACTTGTGCAAGTCCATGTGTTTTAATAAATTCATCTCTTGTCATATCAGCTGCATCTTCTGTTAATTGTAGTACCCATGCTCCAGTTTTACTCATAATACCTCCTTAATTACTAGGATTATTCCTACTAATATTAATACAATAATAGTTAAATATGTCATGATTTTGATTTATTAGGCATAATTATTGCTTCTTCGCCTTCCCATTTTACAGTTTCTTCTTCTGTATCTAGATCAAATTTGTTACCTATACTATCATTCATAGTACCAAATATTTCTCCAGTTGCATCATCATAAATGTTACCTTTTTCATCTACTGTAAATACTTTTTTCTTATGATTGCTTTGCCAATTATTTTTGCTTAACTTTTTTTCTAAGATATTCATGTCATAAATATCATTTATTACATCAGCAAATTGTTGTGATAAAAGAAGTCTATAAAACCATACACCTCTTTTTTTTGCAAATCTATACGCAGAACTTTTAAATATAAAACTACTTGCATATGCAGTACCCTTAAATGCTTTAGTTATCATGATTCATTCTCCAATCTTTCTTTAGTTAATTTTTCAGCTTGAGCTGGTGTATATCCTTCATCTAAATATTCCTGATAATATTTCTCAGATAGAATATCATGTCCTTGATGGCTCATTGTTTTCCTCCTTTTCATGTTCGGTTATTATTGTTTCGTATTTTTTAATTAATTTATTTATTTCGTGTGTGTGTTCTGACACAACTACTGGTTTAAGTTCTTTTAATTCTTTTATGAATGTTAAATAATCAATCATTAATCCTCCATTTGATTTATTATACTTAATACTTTTACTTCCCATCCAGTATCTTTACTGTATCTTGGCATAGTATATACTAGTTTTATATAGGATATTTCATCACTAATCCATTGATTTATAAGTTCTTTTTGAAATCCCTTATATAATCTTGACTGCGACATAATGTCCATAAAATCATTAACACTTTCACAAGTATTATAATATTTCTTTATCTTCAGATTATGGTTATTTAATGGCACAATGTAGTTATCAGGATCATTTGATAATGTTTGCATACCAAAGTAATTATTCCCCTCCCTAGCAAATCTGCTAGTCCCCCATCCACTCTCAAGAGCTGAAATAGCAGTTACAAGTTTGATCGGTATTCTAAGAGATGGTTCGGTATAGTTTGTATTATAGGCGATTGCACATTCTGTTATATCTTGAATAAAATAATCTCTGTGATCATTAAAATATACAGTAAATGTACTACATAATATTAATATTGTTGCACAAATATGAATCATTTTTTTACCTTTTTTGCATTAACTATTAAACCTTCTTCAGTTACATTTATTGATACTTTTACTTTTTCATTCGGTTTAATGTTTTTACTTTCTTTTTCTATTGCATACTCAGTAGCTTTTTTTATTGTTTCCATATACTTTTCATTAGTCATTGTTTACCTCCTATGAGTATAAAAAAAACCCCCTAGTTTCCTAGAGGGTTATAATTGTTATGCTCCAGCTGGTGTTAAGCTGAAGTTATTAGATACTTTTTTCTTCCAAATCTTTACTTTACCCTGATGTCCAGCTAATGCTTTTCTATCAGCAAGTACAGATTGTGGAACAAATTCTTCTTCGAATGTATCTTTGTAATACTTTGTATTAGCATTATAAGATGATTCTACTAAGTTCTTACTGAACTCAAATCCATTCTTAAATCTTAATGCATTTTCATATCTTGATTGAGATACTTCCATTAAGTGAGCTCCATGTATATTACTACCATTTTCTTCACTTAATCTATCCAGTGCATTTTTCGCACTGTTTAGTTTAGCTTCTAGTGTTTGTAATCCTCTGTAATCTGAATTACATCTTTTAGATACCTCAAACTTAGCATTATAATTTAATACTCTATTATCCATATTCCATCCTTCTAACTTAGCTGCTAATTCAGCTAAAGTTCTATCATAATGGTTATTGATAATCTCTTGAAAATTATCTGTATCTTCTTTTTGTGGATAAGTTAAATTAAGTTCTTCTAACATATTTAATCCTTTTCTTACTTACTTATTACTCACTTGATACTTACTATCTTGTGATACTCCCGTTCTACCACATCTTGTCAAGAGTTAGTGGCTTTGCCACTTATCAACGAAGTTGACCGAAATGAAGCGAACCAGAGCGAAGCTCAGCGCAATGTAGGCTCTTTGACCATGTGATATAATGGGAGTGTTACGAGAT